TTGCTAAAATCTAATTCCCAAGTATAAGTATAGAATACAAGATAGAAAAGATAAAGCTTTAATATAATAAATACCTATATATGTTACTCATCAGTAACATAGTACTATATATATAAACAGGGCATAGCATAGATAGACATACTTTGATCCATATGATACTATGGATATATGGAAGCAATAATCGTATATATATGTATAGCTATAGCTATTACTTTGATAGAGACTTTTGACTCACTTAGGGATAAAGGTTATAACCCGTCCGCCATCGATAGAGATCATGATGGATGGATCCAAGAAGGAACTAAATGGGAAAGACGCTCCCGCCGACTTTAAAATGTAATTATTGCGATAATAACGCATATACTTCAAAATTAAACTCTAGAGGAATAATTATAGGGTACTGTCATCCATGTTTCGAAATTCACTACTGGGTGTCCACATTATGAGAAATTTGTTAATAATGGTAGCTTCTCTATATCTAGTCTTCTGCCTGCTATTGCTTATCTAATATCCAGTATGGTATTCTGAATATATGAAAAAAGAAGAAGTAGATTTACTTATCCTTACACCAGGCCATGGCGCAAAATCTGGCTACGTGAGATCCCTTGTTAAAACTCTAGATGCCTTGAATGAGGCCAATATTTCTTATGCTTATTATATGAGAGCTTCCTCCCATGTTTCAGTAGCTAGACAAAAAACACTAGACCACGCAATGGATGACTATATGTTCAGATACAAGAAGATGCTTTGGATAGACTCAGATATCGAGTGGGAACCTGAAGATGTATTTAAACTTTATAATTCAAAAGAGAAAATTATATCTGGAGCCTACCTATCATCTGATGGGTATGTAGCTGCTTCCGAGACAGAGGTATTTGCTCAAAGATTTCACTACGATGACTTTTTGAAAAAGACTGGCGTAATAGAAGCAAAGAGAATAGGTTTTGGTTTTGTTATGATATCCAAGGGTGTGTTTGAGTCCATTAAAAGACCTTACTGGGAAAAGCATAAAAGTGAAGATTGGATAACTGGAGAAGACATAGCTTTTTGCGAGAATGCCTATGAGGCGGATCATAAAATTTATTTAGATACTAGTGTTAAAGTTAATCACTATAAAACAACAGTTCTTACATGGCATGGTTGGCAAAGTCCAGCATAAATCTTTGTAGTATCATATATAAATAAACAGGGCATATTACTTAGTTTGTAAAATATGTATATTTATCTTATAATAGATTACTAACCTAAAAATTAGGGGAGGTAATCATGTCCAAAAAACAATATCTATCATCTGTAATTCAAAAGATGATCCAATCAGGTCAATATATCACTTCAGAGCAAAAATTGAATTTCGACGGGATGTCAGAAGATATCCTTATTGCCTTAGAGAGTTATGATCCTAACTCCTAGGATACTACTCTAATACTATATCTACAGTAGTTCTGGCTAATTCAGACTCAGTCCAAAGACCTACCTTTGAATCACCCATATAGCCTTTAGCCATTCCTTTTTCTACCATTTGGTCATTGATCGATTTCTCGGAGTTAATATAAATTTTTGCTAGGTATCTACCATATTTATCAGGTTTAAATACTTCAAGCTTTACCGTCTTATCAACTAGTAGCTTGGTTAAATACTCTTTAGTAGCTTTTCCATATGGTGTATTTTTCTCGGCGGTATCAACACCTACTAGACGCATACGTTCTTGACGCCATACCTTAAATCCCAAATCAACAAATACATCTACTGTATCTCCATCTACTACATTACTTACCTTAGTGAAATATGTATACATTATCTTATAAAACTCCCATTCCAGAATTTATCCATATCGGACATGTCGTTATCATTATTATCCATAGAATTAGGTGTGTCCCCATTTTCGGCGTTCACTAATCCATCTGGAATAGCAGCTAATCTGCATAATCCATTCTCTTCTACATTAAATGAAACTATTTTACATCCTAGTTCCGTAGTTCCAGAAAGCTCTACATGAAATGAGCAGTTTCCGCATCTTACTCCAATAGAAGCATTATCGTTATTAGATCCATTTTCATATCCGACCCAAACACTGCCGCTGCCTTTATCAAAAGGTCCAAATTTATCTACTACGCCAAGTAGGGCGTCATGGTAGGCCTTTTCAACAGGGGCTAACTGGTCATATAATTCCATGCTTAAATTATACATGGAAAAGGGTTCTTACCCCTATTTTTCGGCGCACTTCACTTCCGCTTATATGGACATAAAAATAAAATATTTGATATAATAATACTAGTACCTCGCTTCGGGGGGTGCTAAATTAACTCGCTTAAAAGGAGCAAAAAATGGTTACAACTTATACATGGGATCTTTTCAAAGACCCATTTTTCATAGGGTTCGATAGAGCCCTGGATACCTGGAATCACGTCCAGAGTTCATCCACAGTTACAAATTACCCACCATATAATCTAATCAAGGTAGATGAGGACAACTTTATTGTTGAACTTGCTTTGGCTGGATTTACCAAGACGGATATTGATATTTCAGTGTCTGAAGGAAAACTCATCGTAAAGGGAGAGACAAATACGGAGGATAACGATTCGAAGTTTATCCACCGTGGTATCGCTGCCCGTAAATTTACCCGTGAGTGGGCCCTTGGTGAATATATGGAGGTAAAAGCAGCTGAGCTAAAGGATGGTATGCTAAAAATTGAAATTGAGCGTATTCTTCCAGAAGAAAAGAAGCCTAGACAAATAAAAGTTAAATAGGCTATAATGTAAATGTGCTTTTCTATTCGGACCATGCCTTAAAAGCTACGGTGAAAAGCATAAGGGACCTGAGCATTGTCCATGTAAACGGCTCATTTATTATCTTGATAATTTAATAAATACTAATAGTGTCAATAGGCACTAGAAAAGGAAAACATATATGTCAGAACAAATTAAAAATGCATTAGCTTCATACGGACGTTCAGTAATTGGAGCAGCAACAGCTTTATACATGGCTGGTGTAACAGATCCTGCAGATCTATCTAAGGCTTTACTAGCTGCCCTAATCCCAGTTGCATTACGTGCAATCAATCCAAATGATAAAGCTTTTGGAAGAATGCCAGCAACATCAGATGTTGAGGAAGCTCTTAAGTCTGTTAAAAAGCCTTCAAAGAAAAAGGCGGCTAAGTAATAGTGTCAGCAAAAGGATCTCTAGAAGCAATTATTGAGGTTGCTAAAAAAGAAATAGGTACCATAGAAGGACCAAAAGATAACGAAACTAAATATGGAAAATGGAGCGGAGTAAATTTTGCACCATGGTGCCAGTCTTTCGTTTCTTGGTGCGCCTTTACTGCTGGTCTAGATCCTAAGAAGTATCCAAAGTCAGCATCTACCGTTGCAGCATCTGATTGGTTTAAGAAAAACAATAGATGGGCAGACGCAAGAAATGATGACCCAACTCCAGGAGACTGGATTTATTTTGATTTTCCAGAAGATGGAGTAAACAGAATATCTCATGTTGGAATTTGTGTTAAGAATAACGGAGATGGAACCATACAGGTTGTTGAAGGAAATACTTCAGGAACAGCAAAGGGTGACCAACGTAATGGTGGTATGTGCGTAGAAAAAACTAGAGCATATGTTAAGAACAATAAAAAGAAACTTCTTAACGCTGTAGTTGGCTGGGGAAGACCAGTTTATGTAGGAGAAGAAAATTTACCTCTTCTATCTAAAGTTGGATCAACTGATTCGCCATCAGCATCAGCACCAAAACCTGCTGTAGCAGATAAACCAGTAGTTAAAAAAGAGGCTACAGAGCCATTTAAGCCCATTAAGCTTGGAGATAAGGGTGATCGTGTCAAAAAGCTACAATCATTCCTTAAACTAAAGGCTGATGGTGATTTTGGTAATCTAACATTAACATCAGTAAAAGCATTCCAGAAAGCAAATAAGATTGCTGATACTGGTATTGTTGATGAAAATACTTGGAAAGCATTAAAAGCTAAAAAGTAAAACATTATAAAAAAAATAACCCCTGGGATAATACCTAGGGGTTTTTTATTGAGCGAGTGACCAGAATCGAACTGGCACTATCTGCTTGGAAGGCAGAGACACTACCATTATGTAACACTCGCAGTTTAATTTATATTAGTAGTCTTCGTCTAATGAATCAATTTCGCCATTTTGGTCAACTTCTTCAAATGTGACATCAAGGACTTCTGTGTTTTCAGCAGATCCAATAAGGTCAAAAGAGTCAACAACGGCTTGAATATTATCATATTTGTTTATATCAACCTCTAGGCTAATATTTACAAAATATTTACTCATTTTCATCCTCCACTAGTGACGGGGCTGGCGTTAGTATCTTTCCTTGCTCATGAAGATCTCTTATCTCTAAGGCCTCTTCACCTTTTCCTACACCATCCGCTATTATCATAAGCATATCATAAACTCTGGAAAGCTGTATATAAATTCCTAAAAGTATATTATCGTTTTCTTCAGACATTTAGTTCTCTTTTCATTGTTTCGTAGGTATGTAGACCAACGTATGTTTTTTCATTGCACTCTAGGCATATTAAATAAACACCGTTATCATCAAATCCAGATATAAGCTTAGTTGTACACTCTGCCCCATGACGAAATCCATCTCTATTATCAAGCCACTGCCTGACAACTCTAATGTCTATAGTTCCAGTTGTTTCTAAGTCCATATATTAACTGTATCATTTTGTCTAAACGGTGTCAAACAATTTATGCAATAATATCGTACTTTTTGATATCTACTTTTGGAAACATTTGTATTAGTTCTGCAGTCTTAGGCGTTATACCCTTCCAGGCTGTCCAGTTTTCTCCACCCCTAGACATTTTAAATGCAATCTCTGCGTTGGTTACAGGATTTAACAATTCCTTGTTGCTATTTAGTCCAAACTTTTCAAGTCTGGCTGGTCCTAGATTTCCAATCATGTTTATCTGGAATATACCATAGGAACTATCTCCTGTTTTTCTATTACCATTATAGGCAAGGGGGCGACCATTGGACTCTTTTTTAGCCACAGCCCAGGCTTCCTTAAGGTCTTTTCCTTCAAATCCAACCAAATATAATAATATGGCTAGATCCTCGTCGGAGAGACTCTTTGCAACCTTAAACTCCTCAAGCTTAGACTCTCTAAGCTCTCTAGTTTTAAGAATTTCTTTTAAATGCTGATATTTACTGTTTTCTACTGAAAACGGTGCTACAGCACTTAAGTTACTTACCCTTTTCAAAGGATTTTTAGTATAATTGTCATAGTCAATCTCGGAACCAAGAATGTTGCTTCCTAGTATAACTATCGACAAGTAACTAATTACTTTTATAATTAGGTTTTTACTCATAATATTAGTTTATCGGCTAAATAGGACCAAGTCAACTATTTTAAAAAAAATATGCCTGTGGTAGACTTAATATATTCTGAAGCGAAGGGTTACATGCATATAAGCTTTTTTACGTCTGAGTCTGGATATAATGCCACTGTTGGCTATGGTCAGGCTGGAAAAGGCGTAATATCATCATTACAGAGCTTGGGACACTTAGTTACAGCCACAAACCCTAAAGCTGACATTCACCTAAATTTTGTTCAACCAGTATATTATGAGTATATTAGGTCTGATATACATACTATTGGATACACTCCCTGGGAATCTACTGAGTTGCCAATGTATTGGCTAGAGAATTTTAATAAGTGTGATGAGGTCTGGGCAACTTCCCCAATTGTTGCACAATGGTATTTAGATGCAGGCGTCAAAAAGCCAGTACGTGTTTATGAGCATGGACTTCACGACATATGGAAGTCTCCCAGGGTTAGAGAAGTAAAAAATAAATTTAGATTTTTGCATATTGGTGAGCCAGCAGAAAGAAAAGGCGGATCTTTAACAGTAAAGGCATTTATAGAATTATTTGGAGACAATCCAGATGTAGAGTTAACAATTAAGGCACACGAAGCAAATACAATAAGGCACAAGGACATGTTTGGTAATTTTATTGATATTGCTCAAAGATACCCAAATATAAAAATTGTAAGTAGAGAGATGGAAGACGAAGAATTACTTCAACTAATGTCCATGCATCATTGTTTAGTATATCCTTCCTGGGGGGAGGGTTTTGGATTTATACCACTACAGGCAATGGCAACAGCAATGCCAACAATTTGCACAGAGTCTTGGGCTCCGTATAAAGAGTTTATAACTCTAAAGCTTGACTCGACACTAGGAGATTCTCCATGGCCAATGATGCATCCAGGCAAAATGTACGAGCCAAACATAGAAAATTTAAAGGAATTAATGATGGATGCAATAAACAGTTACAGTAAACACTCTGCAATTGCCCTGAAAAACACAACAAAGATTTATGAAAAGTATAATTGGATAGATTTAACTAAAAAAGCTTTTGAACACCTAGTATAAACTTGGCACCAAAAAATCTTTGTGATAGACTTAGTAACTCAAATAAAAAAACAAAAATCCCATAAGGGGACAAGGAAGAGGTTTCATAAAAATGTCATTACCATCAGCTTACCAAGAGTTTATCGCTCTATCAAGATACGCAAGATACATAGATTCTGAAAATCGTAGAGAAACTTGGGGTGAGACTGTTGATAGATATTTTAATTTTATTATCGAGCACTTGTCAAAAAACTATTCTTACAAGCCAGAAGATAAATTAGTTAATGAATTAAAAAAAGCAGTTTATGGGTTAGACGTAATGCCATCTATGAGATCTGTTATGACTTCTGGAGCCGCACTAGATAGAGACCACGTTGCTGGATACAATTGTGCGTTTATGCCAGTAGATAGCCCTAAGACATTTGATGAAGCGATGTATATTCTTATGTGTGGTACAGGAGTAGGATTCTCTGTTGAATATAAATATATTAATAAGCTTCCATCTGTTCCAGAGTCGCTAGAAAAATCATCAACTGTTATAACTGTTGAGGACTCTAAAACTGGATGGGCTAAGGCATACAGGGAATTGCTGGCACTACTTTGGTCTGGACAGATACCAACTATTGATATTAGTAAGTTGAGACCAGCAGGAGCAAGACTTAAGACAATGGGCGGAAGATCATCTGGACCACAACCACTTGTAAACCTATTTGATTTTACAATTAAAGTTTTTAAAAATGCTGTAGGAAGAAACTTGAAGCCAATTGAATGCCATGACATTATGTGCAAAATTGGAGAGATTGTTGTTGTTGGTGGAGTAAGGAGATCTGCAATGATTTCTTTATCAAATATTAATGATATTGAAATGGCACAGGCAAAGGTTGGAAACTGGTGGGAAAATAATTCACAAAGAGCTCTTTCAAATAACTCCGTTGCGTATTCAAGAAAACCAGAAATGGCACAGTTTATTACAGAGTGGAAAAACCTGTACGACTCAAAGTCTGGGGAGCGTGGTATATATAATGTTGCAGCAGCACAAGCACAGGCAGCCAAGTATGGAAGAAGAGATCCAGAGATACATTATGGAACTAATCCATGTTCAGAAATCATTCTAAGACCCTATCAATTTTGTAACCTATCAGAGGTAGTTCTTCGTGAGAACGATACTGTGGAGCAGGTAGAAAATAAAGTAAGATTGGCCACAATCCTAGGAACATGGCAATCAACACTGACTGACTTTAAGTATTTGCGTAAAATCTGGAAAGATAATACAGAAGAAGAAAGACTTCTTGGTGTATCTCTAACTGGACAATTCGGACACAAGTTTTTTTCTGGAAAAGAAGGAATAGAAAAACTAGAAAAAACACTATCATCTCTTAGAGAATATGCAAGAAAGACAAACTCTGCAGAAGCAGAAAAAATTGGAATTCCAGAGTCAGCAGCAATAACTTGCGTAAAGCCATCTGGAACAGTTTCTCAGCTAGTTGGGGTATCTTCTGGAATGCATCCGTGGCACTCTGAATATTATATTAGAACAGTAAGAGCCGACAATAAAGATCCACTTACAGAGCTAATGAAGTCATACAACATTCCAAGCGAGCCAGACGTAATGAAGCCAGACTCAACTACAGTATTTTCTTTTCCAGTAAAAGCTCCATCAGGAGCTATACTAAGAAACGAATTAACTGCAATAGAACATTTAAATATTTGGTTAGCATATCAAAGAGCTTGGTGTGAACATAAACCATCAATTACAGTATCCGTACATGAAAATGAGTGGATGGCAGTAGGAGCATGGGTATGGGAGCACTTTGATGAAGTTTCTGGAATATCATTTTTACCATACTCAGACCACACCTACAAACAAGCACCGTATCAAGAAGTTAACGAAACAGAGTACCTAGAGCTATTAGCTAAAATGCCTTCAGTTATTAGATGGGAAGACCTATCCTTTTTTGAAAAAGAAGACATGACCGTTGGATCACAAACTCTAGCCTGCACATCCGACTATTGTGAAATTGTAGACATATCTTGATCTATTGTGTATAATTAATATAAATAGAATGGAGAAAAAAAATGAATAAAAAAATAAATAAAAAAATATTAATAGTTTTATCTGTTATTATTATTTCTTTCATTGGGTTTCCAGTGGTAAGTAAAAATAATTCAAATTGCATAAACCTATATGTTGATTATAGTGTACTGGACAATAAAACAAAACTAACCAAATGCTTAGAGGCCTCAGCCAATACAAATGCTTTAGATCTATTAAAGGGTGCTAACCTAACAATAGAAGGAACTAAGAAATATGGCGACGCAGTTGTTTGCCGAGTAAACGGATTACCAGATATATCTATTGAGTCATGTGAAGATATGCCATCAGGAAAAGCATATTGGGCAATTATAATAAAAGAAAAACAAATTTTACCTTTTCCAACTAAAGAGTGGGGCTGGGGTCAGCTTGCCATAAATCAACAATATCTAAATCCTGGGGATTCAATAGGTTTAGTGTGGGCTAACAATGGAGAAGTAGTATTCCCATGAAACTATTAGATAGACATGTGGAACAAAAGTCTACTTACAAAGTAATAGTTCAACTTTCTTTAACTTTGATATGCTTATACATAGCAAACTCTAAAACAGTAGACATCTGGCGTTCTTTGACTGGACACTAATGGTTAACCTAACTCGTATTTATACAAAAACAGGGGACGACGGAACCACTTCACTTGGAGATATGAGTAGAACTTCTAAAAACGATCCAAGACTCGAAGCATTTGCAACAGTTGATGAATCTAATTCATACATAGGGGTTAGTATTCTTCATGTAAAAAATGAAGAAATAAGGTTACTGCTTTTAAAAATTCAAAACGACTTGTTTGATGTGGGGGCAGACCTGTGTACCCCAGTTGTAGATAATCCAGAAATTAAACCACTAAGGGTTACACAAGATCAGATAGAATATCTAGAGTATCAAATAGACAAATATAATAAACACCTAAAACCACTCAGATCATTTGTTTTGCCAAGTGGTTCTTCGTCATCCTCACATTTACATGTTGCCAGAACTATTGTTAGAAGGTCAGAAAGGTGTGCCTGGTCAGCCATATCCTCATTTGGTTCTGGGGTCAGCGTGTTAACTGCAAAGTATCTAAATCGTTTGTCTGACCTGTTGTTTGTTTTAGCTAGATACGAAAATATAGAATTTGGAGATAATTTGTGGGTTCCTGGAGGTCCAAAGTAGGGTTACTATAAAATCAGTCTAGAACTGTTTTTATGATAAAATGGAATTATCTTGGAGGTATATAATTGATGGCAGGAATTAAAAATTGGAAGGTTGATCAAGCCGCTAATTTTCGTTTTAGCATAGTCTACAAAGACCCAGACGGAGACCCAATAGACCTAACACAATACCAAGTTTATATGGATATAAAATCAGCTCCAGGATCTAAAAAGATCCTTGCTTCCTGTGCCATAGGAGACGGAATAGTTGTTACTCCACTTCTCGGAAAAATTGACGTAAACGTTAATGCAGATAAAACAAAAGTTATTGCCTATCCAAAATCTGCTTATGATTTAATTATTGTAACTGCAAGCGGTGTCGTAACAAGACTGCTTGAAGGATGGCTAGACGTTTCTAGAGCGGTAACAATAAATGACTAATTACATAGACAACTCTAATATTATAGATATTACTACCACTGAAAATGAGGTAATAATATCCGATACTGGTCAGCCAGGTCCAAGAGGTAATTCAATACTTAATGGAACACAAGTTCCAACTGCTAACTTTCCAGCAAATGCCGTAGAGGGTGATTTTTACCTAAAGGTACCAGAGTACTTATTGTATGGCCCAAGAACATATGCTGGCAACTGGGGAACCCCAATTGATCTCTTTACCCTACCAGAATCTGTATTTACCTTTACCCAAGAGATTTCAAATACCACTTGGAATATACCATTTTCTCTGCATAAACTGCAGTTTAAACCAAACGTAACCGTAGTGGATAATAATGGATATCAGGTAGAGGGTCACGTCCAGTACCAGAATGATAATTCTGTTATAATTAGTTTCGCAGCAGGTTTTTCTGGAAAAGCATACCTGTCGTAATCTTAAATACCTAGGAGTAATAAACAGTGGCACGTAAATTTTTAACGTCGATAGATATGACGGGTCTGGAAATCCAGAAACTCCGTATAGAGAACGCTACTTCAAATCCAACAGTACCTTCTGGATCAGAAACAGTATTCAAGGGTAGAGTCTACTTTGACTCAACAACAAACAAATTATTTTATTACAATGGAACAGCATGGGTTTCATCTGGACAAATGTCCATTACTCTTGGCGGAGACCTTTCTGGAACAGCAACAACAAATGCTGCTGGAGAGATTACGCTTAATGCCACAATCACAGCTAACTCCGTAGAACTTGGTACAGATACAACAGGAAATTATGTAGCAACACTAGCTTCTTCTGCTGGAACAATTACAATTACAGGTTCTGGTTCAGAAACTGCCGCAGTAAATATTGATCTTCCTACAACTGGTGTAACCGCTGGTTCATATGGATCAACAACAAAAATTCCTACATTCACAGTAGACTCAAGAGGTCGTTTGACCGCTGCTGGTGAAGTAGATGTAGCAACTAATCTTTCAATAGCAGGAGATACTGGAACAGACACAGTAAATCTTCTTACAGATACACTAACAGTATCTGGTGGAGAAGGTATCGATGTAGCTGTAACAAATAATACAATTACGGTATCTGCAGAAGATGCAACTACTACCAATAAGGGTGTAGCATCATTCGCAGACGCTGACTTTACAGTATCATCTGGTGCAGTATCAATAAAGAACGTAAACCTTGGAACGCAGACAACAGGAAATTATGTTGCTGGAATTACTGGAACGGCAAACGAAGTTACAGTTACTGGTTCTGGATCAGAAAATGCAAGCGTAACAATTGGACTTCCAGATGACGTAACTATTACCAATAACCTTCTTGTTGGCGGTAACTTAAATGTAACTGGAACAATTAACTCTGTTAATACAACACAGGTAAACATTGTTGACAATAAGATTAACCTTAATACAGACTTTACTGGAACACCAACAGTAGATGCTGGAATTAGAGTAGAGCGTGGCTCAGAAGCAGATGTTGAAATTCTATGGAATGAAACAGACAATGCATGGACACTTACAAATAATGGTACAAACTATAATGCTATAACTAGAAAATATTCTACAACTATAGGAGACGGTACCGCAACATCATTTACAGTAACACACAACCTTGGAACGAGAGAAGCAACAGTCCAGATTTTTGATTCTTCTACATTTGAGTCAGTAGAGGCTGGTGTGGTTAGAACAAGCACATCTGCAGTCACAGTATCTTTTGCAGTAGCACCTGCGTCTGGAGCTTATAAGGTAATAGTAGTAGGGTAGTAAATGTCTATTAAATTTAAGTTACCTGTAAATTTAGTAGCTTTAGCCCAAGACCCAGTGTCAGCTAACGCTGGGGATATATATTATAATACAGCATTAAATTCTTTTAAATACTATAATGGAACCGCATGGGGTCCAGTATCATCTTCATTAACTTCTGAAGAAATTCAAGATGCAACAGCAACACTATTAAGTCACTCTAATCATACAAATATAACAGCAACATATGACGATGCAAATAACCGTGTTGTTTTAACTGCTGAAGATGCAGTAAAAGTTCAATTTACCCCACCAACAA